TTTTATTCTGGCTGAAACTGATGCTCAAGTCCCGTGGTTATAAAGTTCAGGATCACCGGGCCGACAACTTGGTAACGATCTCCCGGGGAGGTATAACGAATTACTTTTATGTATTTGGCGGAAAAGATGAACGATCTCAGGATCTAATCCAAGGGATCACACTGGCCGGAATCTTCTTTGATGAAGTAGCGCTGATGCCTGAATCATTTGTTAATCAAGCCACCGGGCGTTGTTCTGTTGAAGGTTCAAAGTTTTGGTTCAACTGCAATCCGAGTAATCCGCAGCATTGGTTTAAAATTAATTGGATTGACAAGAAAGACCAGAAGAATTATTTATATCTCCATTTCACCATGGATGATAATCTCAGCCTAACGGAAAAGATAAAAGCCAGATATCGCTCAATGTATAGCGGTGTTTTTTATGAGCGTTTTATTCTTGGCCTCTGGAAGGCAGCAGAAGGGGTCATATATCGACAATTTGCCGACAACCCCAGTAAGTACATCATTGAGCTGACCGACGAGTTAAAAGAGCAATTAAGACGAGATCTTGAGTTCATATCAATCGGCATGGACTTTGGGGGGAATCGATCCCTAACAACTTTCGTGGCCACCGGCTTTACTCATAACTTTAGAATGGTCTATGTTTTAGCCGATCATGCAATTAAGGGCCAGAAGGGCGACATCGATAGCGATATTGTCAATCAGGAATTCATTGCGTTTTATCGTGAATTAGAGCAGCTTTTCCCGGGTGTCCCAATCCGATATTGCTTTGCTGATAACGAGGCTCAATACCTGATCAATGGCCTATACAAAGCCTGTAAGAATGCTGGGTTGCCAATCAAGATTGGCGATAGTGCCAAGGTTAAGATCGTGGAGCGTATCCGGTGCTGCAAAGCTGTATTGAACCGGGAACGCATTAAGATCCTAAGCTGTTGTACGGCACTGATTGGCGGGCTCTCATCGGCGGTCTGGGACAAGAAGGCCAGTGACGCTGGCAAAGACGTACGGCTGGATAACTTCAGTACAGACATTGACATCCTTGATGCCTTTGAATATTCATATGAGCAATTTATAAATAAACTAATCGGAGGTTAAACCGTGAACATAAATGCAGTGGTAGATTATTTGAATAAAGTGAACGGTTATGACGTTCCGACAAGCTATTACGCCTACATCCAAGAGTGGGAAGATTGGTGGAAGGGTTATTATAAGCCATTCCATGATTTTACAGAGACTGGGTACAGTGGGAGAATTTCATAATCCCATCCCCGCCCACTCTGACAGTGGGTGCAAATATCTTTAAATTTCTGGCCCATAACCTTGACTGTAATAAACCCTGCTTCCAAATAGTCGCCGTGGCATTTATGACACAGTGTTTCGATGTGCGGCTTATCCATCAGTCACATTGCATCCGCTATAATAAATACACCCCGTTTGTTTCCCGGGATCTTTTAATGTCTGCTTATCCAAACATTCACCATCCCGGCAATATTGGCATTCTTTTTTATCACATTTATTATCTGGCATATTAACCCTCGCTATCCGGCCCTTCGCTATAATCTTTTGCGCATTGCTTTGAATCAGGTATTAAATACATGCATCCATCGCCAGATACGCTACATTGATATCTTCCAGAATCTAGATCATATTTGGCGCATTCACAACCCTTTTTATTTGCAGACATATTATTTTCCTTCCTGAATTTATTGCATAAAAAAGACGCCCTTTCGGACGCCTATATAATTTCGTTTAAATGCGGCTTAATTAGGAAACCTCCGCATTATAAATCTTACCATTCATTTCACTGAAATTGTCGGCAATGTTTTTAATCACGCCAGCTTTATTAGATCCAGCGCTTTATTAGTCAGGTTATATACCTGCTTGACGCTGTAATCCATTCTCTCCGCAATCTCGCCTTGACTCAAGCATTCGACATAGGTCAACTGCAATACCGTCCGCAATTTCGGCATTTTCACCGTATCCAGATATTTAAGTATTTTTCGACGTTCCTCCACACATTTTAGGATTTCACGCTCTATTTCTTCCTGGAGCGGTATCCACTTAATGACATGATCCCCAATATCCATACTATCCCCACCCCTTGGCATATCGGTAATTGTATTTGTCATTTTTGTGGCACCAGTCATCAGTTTTTCCAAATCATTCTGGAGACTTACCGCCAGCTCTATCTGATACTCATATCCCCTGAGTATTTCATCTTTCCGCTTATCCTTCGGCCGACAAACCGCTTTATTTGACATCCGCTTCCCCCTCTGATAAAATAAATTTGCGAGTATTCTATCTGGGGCGGAAGCCCTTTTTTTATGTCTGCTTTTAATTTCTCCGATACTTAAACCATTCCACGGCGGCAATTCCGATTAGTGCCGCAATAGCAAGACCAGCCGTTGCTGCCGATCCAGCCACTACCAATATGAATATTCCTAATGCTATCTCTCCCACTCAAAACCTCCTATAATTCCCTCTATTCCCAACACAAAACATCCGGCCTCTGTAATTTGGCATATAGCCATAGTTTTTCGGATTACTTTTCGTCCGGTATTCACTTTGGTAGATTTTCTTTTTCTCTGGTGGTGCATAAAACTCAAAAATATCTAAGCCCCACTTTGTTATTGGCTCAATTACTGGTCGTATCGCTTTAGCAACGGCTTCCTTCAGCTCTTTAATTGCATTGGCCCTTCTTCTGATTACTTCATAAATTTCAACAATTTGGTGGTTGCTATATCCCATCAATTTGCAGGCCCCATAAAACGACTCATCTTTTTCGACTTCTTCCACTTTCCAATCAGACCACCCAACATGTTCAATACGTGCTCGATACCACATCACCACTATCATGCACTCAACCTCAACAACCCATTATCTTTCAGCACATTTTGAACATCTTCATCATTCCGGCATCGTTCATAGTTCTTTTCCCCTTGGAAGTTATTGATCGCTTCTTTTTCTTCCGGTGAAAGGTTGTAATATTCCTTCTTCCCATACGCTGGCGGCAACCAGTTCCTTTTCCTGGCCACAAAGATATTCAGTAGCTCTATGGCTTTTTCGTCTGTAAACTCAATGTGACACGTCCCTTTCTTGTAAAATGTGAGGTTGAAATACTCAAACTCAATGTTTTTCGTCTGGCCGTTGTCTCTGGCGTCCTTCAGTTTTTGTCTAATTCCAGAATCCACGACGGTCTTTTTGCCTTTGCTCAGGTAACTCAAAACCTTTTCCATTTCAATGACTTTCTGATCAGCCTTGTAATCCGGATCAAAGTTACCGCTCCACGAATCATAGGCATTTAGCCAGATAATGGCTTTCTTGCCGATCTTCCAGGCTTTGTTAGTCTTCCATGCGTCATAGTAAAGCGTGTTCTTGCCATCATAGGCTTTGGTTGTCACATCATCGAAAAACGCTTCGATCCCGGCTTCAATGTTTGATCCCAGGTTCTGGTATAACAGCTGCTGCAATTGTCGGATGTTGAACAGGGTCACGTCATACTCTGCAAATTCTTCAATCTTGCTGTTTAGATCATAATAAGCATCAGTGGTAACAATCTCTGTGATCGCCTTGAGATTAAAGATCGTTTTCCAGTACTTGTGCCGGGTCTTGCTGATCAGTTTATTAATCATCGTTTTGCGGTCATCTTCTAGATCATTTCTGCCTGACCCAATGGCCAGATTAATAAAACACTCCTTATTTTGGATTTCATCGCCTGAAATTAATACCGGCTTGATCCTGAAGTATTCCTCGATAAACTCGACCCCGACTTTGACTTCATAGTCGTAGGATTCGATGATCCCGGTCACTGGATCGCCACTGATCAAAGAAGCATAATCTTTAACCAGGTCTTCATATTTCTCAGCCTTTTCCATCTTATCCAGGATTAAACTGGCATCCATCTTAATAATTTCTGGGAATATCACACTAATCAGCGCAACCTCGACCGCTGTTTTTCGTTCGGCGTCAATAAAGGCATTTTCAATATATTCGATGTCGGCCTTGTATTCTTCCAGTATTTTGATGATATTTTTTCTTAAATTTGTGTGCGGGTTTCGGATCGTTTCAGCATTCAAAATGCAAACCACTTGTCCCCCACGCCTTTTTTGCATCGCCATAGCTCGCTGAAGGTGCTTATCGCCGTTAGAAAACGGCGGGTTCATCATAATGCAGTCATAACTTTTAAACGTCTCAAAGGTTAGGAAGTCGTCATGAATGACATTGATCTTTTCGCCTTTGAGGATGTGCTGGAACTCTTTTTCAATCTCGATGGCATCGATGGTCACAGTTCGGTGCCGATAACGGGCTTTCGTCAATTCTAAGATTTTCTTGCAGATATGGCCTTTCCCGGCCGATGGTTCGAGGATTACCGGGTTTCTTCGTTGATCGCTTAATTTTGAATACATTTTTTCAATTAAATCGTCGGGTGTTGGGTAATACTCAGTCATCCCCATATTTCCCCTTCATTTCCCGTAAAATCCGCTCTTTTATTTCCGGCGTGATTTCTTCGGCGGTGCGGAAGTAGTTCCCGGCGTTGTATGAATAAAAATCTCTCATATAACCACGCCACATAACTTTAGTGCTATCTTCATCAGCAGTAACGCACCAATAATATTCTCCTTCTTTCGGTTTCCATGGTAGTTTTTCGATTGTGAAAACTCCCCGAATTAACTCAACTATGGTCGTATATCCCATATTGTCACCTCTCGAGTTAATCAAAATACACTCATCATCGAAATAATATGGGTTTAAAACCAATTCTTTGATGTTGAATATCTCCCCAATCTCAACCCCTAGAACCTTCAAAACTTCCGGCATATAATTCATCGCTTGCCCTCCCGATACTTCCGCCCATACCATCCCCACACCGAACCGGTGGCAAATGCCAGGATCAAGGCCATTACTTCAAACGGCATTTTCGCACCTTCACTTTCTAAGCTCCCAGCTACTGCATTGGAGATTGTATCCAGCGTTCTTAAGTGTTTGAAGATCAATCTCATCTGGGTTACTTTCTTCCGCATCGCAAATTGGATATATTTCTTTTACGCTGCCAAATTCCCAAGATTCAAGTGTTTCCGATCCCCAGTCGCTCCAATGCTTACAGCTAAAGCAATTCTTCAATTCCGGGTTTTTCTTGCAACTATGTCTATCTGGCGTTCTAAAATCCTTCCCGCAATGTTCACAATGATATCTGGTTACTGCTTTCATTGCTTTGGTTTCAGGCATTTTCGCACCTCTCAAAATAAAACTCGAGTTTTTTTGGTGTTGGCGTCACAACCCCAAATCTCACAGCGTTTTTATAAGTCACACTATCCCGCATCAATCGCTCGTGCCACTTTCCAATTTCCTCTCGGAATTCTTCGATGCCATACGTGGATTTATAATGATTGCAAGACCTGCAGGCAGGCAACATATTTTCTTTTTCATCCAAACCGCCCCGATTTATTGGGAAAACATGATCCACTTGCATATCTGCGATACTTATCTCGATACCGCAATATGCACAATGGCCACCGGTTTTATTGTGGATTTCTTCCCTTTCCACTTTGCTCAGTTTTTTACGCATTATTTCCCCTCCTTGCAACTCATTTCCCCCTCTGGGCACGAGCCACTCACACACGGCGCACCCGCATTTTTAAACAATATCGGTGCAATTTGCTTGCACTGTTTGAGCATCTGTTCAGCCATTTCCCGGATTTCCCATTGCGCCCGGTTGCAACAGCGCTTGTTGAAAAAGTGTAGCAACGTGCGAACGTTCATGGTGCAAACGATGGATGTGGTGCAGGCACCAGGCAGCACATACCGGGCATCTTCTTGAGCCTGCTCTTTGGTTCTGCCGGCTGCGATTAATTTAAGCACTAATTGTGAATATGCAAAATTGATCTCGTACATAACGTCTTTAAAATCTTCCTTATCGTCTGGATCATCAGCTATGAACGGCGGTATTACATAATCAAACTCGCACTCGCTCACATATCTCTGACTTTTTTGGCTATAAGACGCTATCCGGTGACGGACCAACTGGTGCGATAACGCCCTACTCACCCCATCAATCCCGAATGTGAACGAAGCGTGTTCAAGTGGGCTTTCGTGGCCCATATCCACCAATTTCGTCAATAGTTTCTCGACCGCTTCATCCGTCAGGTTCTCCATGATTTTGTCGACGGGGCTGCTGGAATAGCATAATTTGGCAGCGGCGGCCACCAACCGCTCAGGGTTTGGGGTATGTTCTAATATTTTTACTTGCATTTATCAACCTCGCATTCCTCTGGCTTATAAAACACCAACTCATTCCGCTCCACACTTTCCAGCTCCAACCGCACGTCCAGCGGTTTACAGTGGTTCCCGATTCGATTCGGGCATTTATAACAATTCATGATTCCTCCTAAAATTTATGAAGCCATGGTTCTTTCTACTTCCAAAACATTTGCCATTACCAATTCTCTGGCAAATACCGGCGGTACCGCATTACCGCACCGCTTAACCTGTTCTGTTTTTGTGATCTTCTTACCGTCCGAATCGTAATCAATTATGTAATCCGGCGGAAATCCATTTGCAGTGAACAATTCCCGGGGATCCAACATCCGCATTCCGATATCAATTATTTGGTAATCAGTCCCGCGAACTGTCACCAATCCAAAACGATCATGGCTTACAACCGTTCCGCATGGTTCTTTGAGATCCTGGCCAATCCCCTGACCATAGTATTTTATTAAGAATGCTCTGACTTCTCCCAGATGACCGGGGCCGGCGACTATTGTATTGACTGGATCTCTGGAATCAGTACCGATCATATGGTTATTCATCTGGATAATGTGCGATGATATCAGTGCGTATCTTGGACTTCCATCGATCGTCATAATTGGATCATCTATTTTTTGACCTCTTACTTCGTGATTTAATGTTTCCGAATGGTATTGGATCAACATTGATGTTTGATCTTTGATAAAAAACGGATCAGGATTATCGACAATAAATTTCTTTATTCCTTTTGCGATCCGCTCCATGGTCTTATCCGCCAATGGCCGAACTGTGTGCAATCCATGTTTTTCTTTTATTTGTTGCTTTGTGTCAAATATCGATGGACATGGTTTTGAAAAGTCAAGCACATCTGATACCGGTGTATAAGGTTTTAAGATCCCCATTGCTACCTCTTTGCTGTTCCAGGGCCCATGGCTTTTCGCTGGCCACGATATTGGAAGTCCATCACACCGGGAAACCATGAAAAATCGTTTCCGCTTAGTTGGTGCCCCATAATCAGCTGCAATCAATTCCCGAAATTCTACCTGGTACCCGATAATTTTCAACTGCTCAACAAAGCTATTAAAAGTCTCGCCGGTTTTGCTTTTATCCGGTTGGTTGTCTTCACCCAGCGGCCCCCATGTCTTAAATTCTTCCACGTTTTCTAAAATTATGACTGTTGGCCGTACCTGCATCGCCCATTTGACCGCTACCCATGCTAGCCCCCGGATGTTTTTGTCTTTTGGTTTACCGCCTTTGGCCTTGCTGAAATGAGTACAATCCGGGGAAAACCATGCCAGATCAACCGGTTGTCCTCCACACGCTTTCACTGGATCTACATCCAACACTGATTCGCAATAATGCTTTGTATGCGGATGGTTTACCTTGTGCATTGCAATTGCCCCAGGATCATGATTGATCGCAATATCAACCGGTCTACCCATGGCTTGCTCAATTCCTTCACTGGCGCCACCGCCTCCTGCAAAGTTGTCAATTATTAATCCCATATACCACTCCTTATTACTTCACGCTTCAAGCACCTAAACATACAAATTCTTATATCGCCCGTATAGTTCTCGCATTCCTCGCAAATCAGCTTCATCCCAACCCCATGCTTTCCCGCATCGTCCCGCTCTGGGCCATTCGTTCGGCCGCACCACGCTGGCCATAGCTGCCAAATTCTTTCCGGGCGACACTGTTGTATTCCGGAATGCTTACTGCCGGCGCTTTAACTTTTGCGCCCCACCCAAACCGCTGGGCATCGGTTAACCCCGATACCGTGCGTGTAGAGTGTGATTTACTCCATCTGACGCTAATTTCCGTCGTATTTTTCTTTGAGCATTTGGTTGAGCATGTTAGTTGATTTCCATTCGCCGGTAAAAATACCTCGCCGCATTGTTTGCAGGTGGCGTATTGATAATATTGCTCAAACTCACCTCCGAACGCCTCAACAAGCCTTTTGATGGTCGGATTCCCACCCTCACTTTTGCCGGTTGTGATCATACTGATCGTCGTTCTTTCGATACCGGCAATCCTACCTAGTTCCGCAAAGGATATGTTCCGCTCCTTCGCAATTCCGATTATTCTCTCCGCTAATGTCATTTTTCATCCCTCCTGTAAATTTCTATGACGTTTAAAGCCTCTTTAAAGAGTTTTTCAAGCTGACCCATATTCCCGGTCAAAACTCCGTTATTTTTCGTTGTAATGGCTATTGAGTCCTCAAATATGATATATCTCGCGATGCCTTCGAACTCTTTCGACTCAACTGGCAGCCCTTCGACTCTGTCGTTGTTATAATATTTCTTGTTGTGGATCTTTCGCAGGTTCTTGATCATTGTCCACCTCCACGATCTCAACCAATACCCCGGGTTCTTTCTTATTCACCTCAAAATGATCCTCGAACCCGGTGATGTTCTTCCAGCCGTCATTTTCCAGAACGCCCAGCTTCACCAGCGCATCCTGAATAAATTTCTTGGCAAAAGCAATATTGTCCAGATCCCGTTTTTGGTTTTCCTCAACCCAGGTATATTTGATATGAACCGGGTTCTTGATCTCAATTCCTCTAAGCTTATTCATCACACAATATGCGACGTATTGATCCGTTTCATCTTTGAGCTTTGCACCCTTTTGGCGGTGGGTTCTATTAGCCCGGGTGTATTCATTCAGGCCGGGCAGCTTCCCGGGGATGAAGAAGGTGTAAATGCCGTTGCTGAAGCTATTCATTTTTCTCACCCAGATACTCTCTCAACTGACTTTCTGTGACAAAATATTGATTTCCCATCCAACGCCGGGGATATGTTTTTATTTTTCCTGTTCTCAAATACCTTTGTACCGTCGCAACGCTGACTCCTAAAATCTTTGATAGATGTTTTGTTGTGAATGCTTTTTCACCCATCATGGTTGTGCTGATGCATTCTGCGTTTTCTAGATCAATCATAATGGCACCATTCCTGATGAGCTTCGCAAGAACTACCGCAATTTAAACATGTGTATTCAGAATTCGAACTATGCCCGGAAACCTCAGTTTTATCAATTTGAATGTTTGTAGATCCGCAAACATCACATTTTATAAGTGCGCCTTTGTGTTTTCTCGACCATCCCAGATACGCAATGCAATCTTTGATTCGATCTAGAAAACTTGATTTTTTATCACTCATCCCGTAGTTCCTCCTTCAAGTAAAAATCCGTACACGTCAACACCTCGGCGTTGATGGCTACACCATGGCACATTCCGCTGTTTTCGACGTGGTTTTCGCAGTTATGGCAGTTAATCATCTTACTTTCCTCCTATCATTTTTAAACCCATTAACACTCAACGCCACGGCGTCTTCGCCAACATCATCCCCACAACTGTTCCGCTTTCTCTTTTTACAGATAAAACAATACTTATCGCAGATTATTTCTTTGACAGCTTCAACCGTATTGGCATTTTCATATGCTTCCAGCCAATTATTGAAGTCTGACGCATTCTTCCAGGTCGGGTTGCCAAAATCCATCATCCGCTGGTAGAGAAATCGCCTTTTTCGATCCTGCAATGTGGCGCTGTGATCTTTCCGCGGGTTTTTCGGTCTATCGTTGGCTTTAAAAGCATGGAATACATAGGTTCCATCTTTCAGGCGTTTCCCCCAGGCGTCTTTCGGCATCCATGACGGAATGTCGCTAAACATATAATTATTGGGGCTGGTGTATATTTCGCCATCTTTATGGACGATGTCGTCAATAACCGGGGTAGATGGTTCGTTGCTGATTGGTTGGAACATTGTGATCTGGCTATGGATTTCGCACATCACTTTTCTTGCTCCAGAGGGTATTCATTAATATTGTCGATTCTATACATTCCTGGTTCGCGATTATATTTCTTCATCCATTCCAACACTACTTTTGTTAATTGGTCATCCAGTTCTGCTATTTCTTCTTTTTTCTTCAAGCTGTACGGTTCCCATGATTCGGCCGCTTCCCCACAATAGTCCCACGCATCTTCCGCCATTCTGTCTAGGATGTCCGTGCTATCAACAGATACTCCAAAAGGCACTGTTTCGCCAATATAAACAACCGTTGGTGAATCGCAGTATTCGTAATCTTCAAGATCAATAGCTGTTTTCACATCTTCAATGCATTCACCCACCGTGTCAAAAGTGCCATTATTCCACAGTTCAGCGTCTCCATTAAGATTCCATGTGTATTTTTTAATCATCCCTGCACCTCCAATAATTCAGAAATTCGGTAAAATTCACTCCCTAATATTTCGATGTAGCCCATATTTTCATCGAGCTTTTCATCATTCGTTCCTGAGATCGACCAGTAAAACCGATCTTTATATCTTAGAGTCTTTGAATAGTGGCTTTCCCCATATTTACACACTTTCCAGATATCAAACATTTGTGGGCGAGGCTCACTCATTCTTCCGATCGGAATGTTTTTTTCTTCTAGCTTTTTCTTCCATAATTTTCCAATTTGCGAATTCATCTTAAAAGCCCGCATACCACGATCATTTTGTTTCTTTAACTGGCCGCTAAAATTATCCAAGTCTTTTGTTGTCGGATTTATGAAGAATATATCTCCTAACCAAGCGCATTCAGTAGTTTCGAAATTTAATTCTTTAGCGAATTCTCGTACTAATTCACTTACAATATCGTGATAATCAAAATACTCACGCTTTTGCTTACCAAAGTCAGAATCTGTTATGTCAAAAAAACGTTCACGCATTCGGCCCTTCCTCCATCACTTCCATTACTTCACTAACTTGATCTGAAATAACCTGCAAAAATTCATATTGTTCTCCTGAACCAAGGTTTTCCATGACTTCACTTAGTAAGCTGTCAAACTGCAGTAAATAATTTATGAGATTTTTTGCTTTTAATTCCTCAACCGTCAAAGACTCATTTTTCAAATCGCCCAAAGATATCCCGGCATCCTCATACATTTTTAGTCTGCCTCTTAGCTCTGCTGCCTGAACTGATACTGTGTATAAGATAGCCAATTCGCAATCACACTCCATGCAAGCACCTTCCATCAGGTCTTCGGGTTCAACCTCGCATCCTTTTTCTTTTGCACGTTTCGAGATATATTCGCAAAGATCAACGTCTTCTTGCCCGTCTGCGTATCGCAGAACCGCATTCCCATCTTTTCCGTATGAATAATTCAGCATTGTTTCGGTGTTGTTTTTTGGTTCATCTGTTGTCAACCGCGTTATTTCCATTGGATCTTTCATTATTCCAACCCATTCTCTTTCAGAATCCGATCACACGCAGCCCCGAAGACAGTGGCGATCATTACATATTCCTCCATTGTCAGCCCCAACGCCATGGTCTTGGTCATTTCCATGAGGTTCCGGGCCTCGGCCACGCCGATTGTTTCCGATTTTGATGCTATTTTTGGTTCGTTATTCATGATTTATCCAACTCCTTCGGAAACTCCCGGCGCATGTTTTCTTCGCCAATGATCGGTACCAGGCTATCTTTCATGAAAACGGGCGTCTTAGTTTTATCGCATTGCTCAACAATTTCATCAATCCATTCTTTTTCTGGCACTACCTTGTCTTTTCGATTGCCGGTTTCAGCGCCGATAATAACCCATTGTGTATTTTCAAACTCACCATATGGGTTGATATTCCACTTTTCAGTTAACGGTTCGATGCTAATAAACGTATTGTATTTAGTGGCATCATTTTTGGGTTTTACAAACCGCTTCATTCGACTGTTTGTCGCCGTACTCCCATACCACATATTAGGAGCGCTTATTATCAAGCCTTTGTTCACTAATTCTGAATATCGTTTCGGGTTTTTCGTCAAAAACAAATAATTATGCTGTGGTGCATTGGCACAAGCCTTCATAACTTCGACGATCCATTCATCCGGTACCCAATCGCCAAAGAGATCAGCCATGGAGCAGACGAAAATGTTTCGACCCTTCTTCCAGTTATTGGGAATCACCAACCGTTCATTGTAAAACGTTGGTTTAAAGCCAAATGGAAAGGCGCATCGATAGGTGCCTTCGTATATCCCGCTGGAGATCATTTCGCTGTGCTCCACTTTATTTGCAAAGACTTCAGTGCTACATTTAAATCGATTAGCAATTTTTCTCGCATAACAGTATTCACAACCATGCAGGCAGCCTGTTACTGGATTCCATGTGCTATCGCACCATTCTATTTTTGTTTTTTCCATGATCTTTCTCCTTTTCTCCATACACCACAATCCTCGGACACAGCGGATTCAAATCATCCGGATCCAATCTGCAGTGCAGTCCGTCGCTTTTTATTATTTTTTGATCGCATTTTTCGCAATCGTAGTTAAAACCATCGATCATGCTCCAATCCCATCACTCAGCGCCAATATCTTATTTTTCACATCCTCTGGCAATGCTAGGTATTCCCGATCCTGTTCTTTCCGGCTTCTGAAAGCTCTCATGAAGTTTGACTGCACCACGCTATTGACCGTTTCAGCATCCATGCCCGCCCAGCTTCTCAGCATTTCTGGTGATCCGACTGATCTTTGAATGATTTCAGGTAGCTTTTTAAATTCATCCTCGGCGTGCCAAGCTGAATTCTTGATTGCTTTAAATGCCAACTCCCAGGCTTCCATTTCGGTCATTTCCGGGGGCGTGGTGTTTTTAATTAGCCGATCCATAATTATTCCAGGTGCTGGCGGAAAGTTTGATTTATGTATTGCCATGATCACATCAACAGCATTACTGACATCCTGATAAGCCCAATCTTTGAATATTCGCGCCCATGAATTAACAACCGCTATTGCATCGAACTTGGTCATGTCTTTATAACCGGCAGGGTAATTCGTTTTTAAGACAGACAAGATCTGCCCAGCTTCTTCTTTATTCATCTTTTAGATCTCCATTCATTAGCAATTCCAGGAATTGATTGTTTGTGTCATTTCCATTGGTGCCGCCTCTGTTTCGGTAAGTCCCACCTTTGTCTTGCTCCCGCGCAAGCCAGCCGGTAATGAATTTCAAAATCCCAGCTTTTGTTTTTCGTCTTGTCGGGTTACTGTCTAACCACCCCTTCATATTTCGAAGTTGCTGCTCAACATCCACAGCCGGGTATAGCTCTTTCCATTGATCAACCTGTAACTGATTTACCAAATAACAAGATTTATCATTAAGAACCAGGCTGATAATGGTCGGATGGACTTCTTCAGGTATGGACGCTGAGTCATCAGCTCCATGCAATAAACTATCCTCACCTAACCTATCCTTACCTATCCTTACCTTACCTAACCTAACCTTACCTATGCTGTCGTTTGGTTGACAAGTGACGGACATATGGTTGTCACTTGGTTGACAAGGTGCGGAAAGCACGGTTTCATCAGGTTTTTTCAATGTATAAGCCCCGTTGCTTTTCTCAAATAATGAAGATCGTTCCTCTTTATAAATCGTTTCATTGATTCTGTCTTTCCGAATGTAGTTGTGTATTTTCCAGTGCTTGATAACGATGATTCCTGTCTCAAATAAGATTACAAAACTCTTCGCTATCAGCAATTTCATATCGTCATCATTGCATCCAACCATGCGCTGGATCTTTTTTGGGCTATTGATAAACCCCTCATCATCGGCCCGCATCGACAGATGAAAGTATAAAACTTGTGAGCTGACCGGCATATCCAGGAATGCGTCACTATCAATTATTGTTTTTGCAAACATTCTTCTATCAGCCATTCAATTTCGAAACCCTTACGGGGCAGTTAAGCCCCGCCCTTTCGCCGAATTAATAGAATACTGGTCTTTTATATTAAGATTTATAAAAGCTTAGAAAGGTATATCATCATCATCTGCCATCAGGTGGAAGTCTTCGTCCATGTCCATTACTGACATGTTCGCGCTATCGCTTGATTGCTGGGTGTTGGCGTTGGCACTACTGCCGCCGTCCTTCTTACTCTCAAGGAATTCTAATTCCTCAACAACAACCTCAGTTACCCAGCGTTTTGTGCCATCTTGGGCGTCGTAACTTCTTACCTGTAACCGGCCAACGATACCGATCCGGCTTCCCTTCTTAGTGTACTGGCCTAATACCTCCGCCGTTTTTCCCCATGCCTGGCAGTTAATAAAATCAGCTTCTTTCTGGCCGTCCTTGTTCTTGAAGCGACGGTCCACGGCCAGCGTAAAACTGGCCACGGCCTTGCCGGATGTGGTGTTTTTTACGTCAGGATCTCTCGTAAGTCTTCCAACTAAAATTACCTTATTTATGGTGGTTACCTTCTTTCTTTTCGATTGGTCGCCCCGTTACTGGGGTAGTCATGACCGTGCATGTTAAGCAAACTTTATCTGGGTGGTATGGGCACTGGTCGCCTAAGACCAGGCAATGCCGTTTCTTCTCGTTCTTTAACATACTTCCACCTCAGCCCCTGTCACTTCCTGCACCCGCCGTTTAAACTCATCCTCGTTCGAATTGCCATCTGACATATGCAGTAGGTAAATCTTTTTCAATTGGCTGGTATCGTTCGCCTTAATAAATTCCAATAATGTTTCGATACTCATATGCGACCGTATAACCCGATTTTTATGAGCCTCTGGTATACTTCCGTTTTTTACGTTTTCCTTGATGATTTCCGTCGAATAATTGCATTCAGCCATAATGATGGATAACCGGTCAAAGGTATATTTCAAATAATAGGTGTCGGTGAAGAATAATAGCCGTTCGCCGGTCGCCGTGCTTTCGATCAGAAATCCCAATGGCTCCGCTGCGTCGTGCTGGACATCGAACGGTAATATCTGGAAACTTCCAATTTTCCGGGTGATCTGTTTGTAAAGAACATTTGCCCGGTGGTGATGGGATAACCCCAATAGTTCCAACGTCCCTTTACTGCTGTAAATCTCCACGCCTTTTTTAATCAGATCCTTGGCTGCTTTTGAATGGTCAAAGATGTTCGTGGCTTATTAAACAACCATCGATTTTATGCAACTGGAACTGCAATGCTTTCTGAATTTCCCGTGCCGGAACCCCGCATTCCAGCAGCAGGGAGGTTTGCCCATCGCTGATGCGATAGGCGTTTCCTTTGCTAGAAGATGCTATAACTTTAATTTCCATAGGTTATAGAAAATCCGGCTGGCCATAGTCCGCTTCGGCCTCGGCCTGTTCTGCTGCTAGAATCTGTTGTTTTTCGGCTTCGGACGGTTCGCTGGTGACAGGTTCCGGGTCGATCTCATATTCAACTTCTTTAAAATCAATTGTTTCTTTATTGGCATTGGCGTCAATTTCTCTCTGGACTTTTGATTCTTCATTCTCGGACGCCATTACTTCCTGCATTTCGCTGGACATAACGCCGTAGGTACCAATCAGCCGGCGCAATACTGTTTTAATGGCCATCTTGTCAAATTCTTTAAACCATGGCGTCCCGCCTTTACCGCTCTTGTAAGCCTGGCTGTATTTCTTGCCCCACGCTTCCACTTCTTCTTTTGACATATACAAGGTCTTTTCGAACCCGTTAAGCAGTTTGAAATAAGCAAAGTACCCGATGATTGTTTTTTCGCCTTTACTATCCAGTTCTACCTCGCCGGATAGATCAAGGTCGCCTGATAGTTTGTTTTGGCCAATATATTCGCCCTCATAGACAACATCGGCATTGATGTTTCGATACATGCCGGAACGCTGGGCCAATTGGATCAAGCCTTTGTAGCCAATCGTGAAAGTAGGGACGTTATTGTAAGGAACCACATAAGCGAACCCCAGGGACTTAACCAGTGGTAATTTCAGCGACGCCGCCTTTAAGCACTCCATGGCCACCGCCTGAGGATCGCACTTTTGCAAGTACGGATCCCCGGAATAAAGGTCGATCATGGAACTAAGAAACGCCCCGCTATTCTCCTTCAAACTATTTTTAATCTGCGCCCGGATCGTCTTGTCGTTCAGGACGCTCTTAAATTCGTCCACTCTTGCTATGCTATTTGTTGCCATTCTTCTTTACCTCCATTTATTTGTAATTCTTTGTATTTTTCGTCAACTACTAATTTAATCACTTGCAACTCCGTTTCTAACAACTGGGTAACACTTTCGGCGTTGTCCACGATCAGCGGCATCTCCGCGCCCCAATGATTCGACAGTGCATCGATGATCTCGATACCGGCATTAATCTTGCCGGCATTGTTGGCGGTTCCAAATGGGATCAGTCCCTCGGCACATGGCACCATAACCTCGCAGCACTCTTTTAGGCCACCGTTTATCTGATCATCGAATAACTTGAACCGGACGTTTTTAAACCGGTTATTAATGCTTTCAGTCAGCATGGATACCTTGGCCTTGATGAACTGTTCGCACAGGAAAACATTGGCTTCCAGCTTTTCGTATTCAGCGGCCAGACCTTCCTCTTGAAGTTTCAGCTCTGCGATCCGCAATTCCTGTTTTTCGGCTGTTTTGTAATCAGAAAGTTTATCTTTCAGGCCGGATACTTTGGCCTTAATCTGGTCGATTTCGCCGTTTAATTTGGCAATCTGTGGAGCAATATCGGCAACTGGGGTGTTGATCTTATTGGTAATTTCATTCAACTCAGACTGTAACGCCTTGCCTATCGCCGTAGCTGCGAATGGAACCGGATCTTTGACTAATCCAAGGGCTGCCTGGTGGGCTTGTTGCAACTCTTTGAGTCCGTCGCCGGCTTTAATAAGATTTGCTTCTTCCAGTTTAAGATCAGCGACCAGCTTTTCCAGAATGGCCTTGCTGCAATTTTCAGATCCTTCTTTATTAATTGCCTCAAGCTGTTTTGACTTGCTGAGATTAAAAGCTGCTTTCGCTTCTTCAATCTTTTCTAGTTGCAACTCCTGTCCACATGTTGGGCAAATCTTCTCACCATCCCATTGCTGTGCTGCAACTGCACGATATTTCCCCGATAATTTAACTTGCTGTTCTCGCTTATAAGCGATTGTCGATTCAAATTCAAGCACTTTTTTTCTTTGGCTATTGAAGGTAATCTCAGCATTTCTCACCAGATCCGCACTTTTGATCAGGGCCTCCGACTGTTCAGACATTTCTTGATTCTGCAATCTGGCATACTCAGTCGATTTCTGGATTAGTTTGTTATTGATCTCTTTCTTCTTTTCGGTCAGAGCATCGTCGACCTTGCCGTTTTCAAGATTCAGCTTTTGTCTTTGCAGTTCGGCAATGTCTGCTTCATGCTCGATGATTTCTTTTTCGAAAGTTTTCGGGTAAATGTCGCCAACATCCGGTTTCGCCTTTTCAGCTTCATCAATCCGTGACGGGATGCTTTTCAGATCCTCATTGATCTTGGTCATGGATGACTTTGAAATCTTCAGATAATCATCAATGGTAATCTTCTGACCATTTTCGCCGTTAATGATAGTTGCTAGCGGTGCCAGCTCTTCACTGGATGCAATGACCTGATCATCGGTGACGTCTCCACAAACTGACAGCAATAGTTCCCGCCGATCCGTCCATTTAAGATCTACTGGGAAGAAAAAGGGATTGGTCAAGACCTTGGCCATTTCAGGACTACAGATCTGCTCAATGCGCTTGGCATACTCGCCAGCTTTAACCGGGATATCATTCAAATAATATTCAGTAGTGTGGCCAGTAAAAGTACTTTTCGATGCGCCCCGCTTTTTAGTCCAGATCTCCATGAATTCTTTTTTAAGCTTCAACCGCTGGCCGGTATCTGCGAAGGTCGCCTCCACACTATGAGCTAGGTTATGAACTTCTTCTCCGTTGGCGTGTAATGTCTTGGGCGAAAAGTTCTTTCCGCCATCCAACGGCTTGTCATATAGCAGCCAGGTAATGGCGTTGCCGATGGTGGTCTTGCCGGTAGCATTGTCGCCCCGGACTTCAATGTCCGTCCCATCCGACGTGATTGCCAGAGATTTAATCCCCTGAAAATTTTTGAGTTCTAAAGATAGTAATTTCATAATCCCTCCTAATTTCCTACATACAACCGGGCCTTAACCCGCATCAGTGACCGCATGGCCCGGTTGGGGCTCGTTGGCCAGCAATAATAGCAAACGAAACTGTTTACATCGACCGGTTGGTCTACATCAAATATCATCCCGCATAACGTGCATTGTCGTTCGTGCATTTTTTAATCCTCCAATTAATTTTCATTTATCGATTCAAAACAAATTCGTCCTTCGCTAAAATCCTCACCGCATTCCAAACAAAGAAATGTTTCGGTATATTCATCGCCGTTTTCAAGTCACAAGCCCCCCGCCTTCACATCGCCCTAGCGCTTTATATTCCGGCTCCAATCCATTGGCTTGTCTAAATTTATCGATGGCTTCCTGAAACTTATTCGGGTTGCCGATCCGCTCCGCATAGTCTCTTTTCTTGCTTACATAATAAGCAGTCGAATACTTTTCGCCTCGCTCCATGGGCTACCTCGCAACCCGGCGGTGTTGGATTTGAACTACTTTGCTGTTTGCCCCTTTGACTGGGGCCTGCAACCCGCTGACTTCTTCCAGGTCGGTGATCATCTCGCTGATAATCTTTACGGCCACACCGATGCTGCCTTTCTGGATAAAGTTAAAGAACTTGGTTTTTTCGCTCATCGCCTCATAAGCTTCTTTCTTGCCAGCCAACTTGCATAATAAATTCTGCATGTCCATGTTTTTTCTCCTAAAAATATTCCCCCGATTTTAAATACCAGAGCCGGGAAGGAGGTTGAACCCGACCCTTGATTTCCGCATCCTGATGTGGTAAAATTCTTGTATAGTAATTTCATATGTTTTTTTGAAGGCATCCGCTGTAACGGGTGTCTTTCTTTTTTTTATGCACTTTTGCTACCTTTTGCGTTTTTCATCACTTCGTCGTAAGGTGTGATGAATGCTGCGATGTTAAGTTCGATCTTTGATGCTTCAATGAGTTGTTCGTGTGTAAAAATCCCATACTCTGCCAGTGCCTTTTTCTGCACTTCCAAGTCAACCCCGCGCGAATAATCTTTCTCCTTCATAATTTGCGGACCTCCTTTCATTCATAATTAAGTGTTTTCTGGGTTGTATTTTTTTTGTTATTTTTTGTGGAACTATTGTTTTATCCATGGCCGACACTGCAAAGCCGATATTGGCGATGGTGCTTTCGAGCAGTTCCTTAACAAACGAGCTGGCGATGTCCATCTCTTCCTCGTCGATCTGTCCGTCAAGCACTACCCGCCGCATTTGCCTGTCCATCGCCTGAACGTCTTCCAGCTCAACCTGGTAATTTATAAATGCCTCCGATAGACTGTTTGACTTTGCATCGCAAAAGATACTGCCGAATATTTGATTTGTCTCACGCAGGTACATGATCCCCATGTAAAGCTGTCGCATCTTACGGTGAGTCGGATCAGGGTCGGTAATGTAGAGATCCATCATTTCCAGTACGATTTCCTCTGGTGGCATGTTTTTCCGTGAATAACTCGAATAGGTTTCATAGTTGTAAAGGGTATGAATTGATATGCTCAGCGCACTTGCCGCCTCTTCCTGACTGATGCCGGAATGAAGTCTGTACATTTTGAGTACATTCTTGCAGTTATCATTCATTCTTTTTTGACTCCTTTCGTTATATAATTTTGGTATAAACCGCTAAGCAATCCCCGCTTGACTCTCAGGCCGCTCCCCGATTGGCCGATCCCAACATTTTATGCAGACGTTCTCTCCATTCCTCAGCCGGCCCCCGTTACAGTAGGCCGGCTTCTCCCATACATAAATCGCCCAGGTCAAAGAACTCATCCTGAGCATCCAGTAATTGTTGTTCAACAATATAATTTTCCAATTTTTCGCATTCTAGCTTTTTATCCATCCGCTGAAGATCTGCCATCGCCGCCGACAATAGGATTGATTTGAATTCAAGTTGGTTCTCCAACTCTAAGATGCGCTGGTCTTTATCAGCTACTTGGCCAAGTAAGGCATCAGACTTGTTTCTGAGCGTCGCTATCTCCGCCTGTTGGTTTTGGATGGTCTTTCGGTGCACCAGGTTTCCTTGGTTGCGGTTGTCTCTGTTCCACTCATTTTTTGTTGCGGTTGCTGTTTTATTCATTTGGTTCTCCTTCTCCGATTGCTTCACCGCTCCAACATTCTTTACAAACATCTTTTATAGCGCCTTCTTTGTGGTAATTGATGCCATCAGCGTGGGCTGGGCAATAGTTGCCAATTATCGTTTCGTCGTCCAATTCCGGCCACTTCTTTCGGCCTAGTTCTAAGTTAGTCATGCGGTTCTCCTTTCTACTCAAACTGATCATAAATATTATTTAGCATCTCCATAACCGGGCCATTCTTATACAGAACAAGTATTTCCGCTGGCCCGTGAATGAATCTGACATCGCCGGTTTTGCTATCGATCAAAATCGAATAGTCTGCACACTTCCCGGCGAAACTCGCCCCAACCGCCGTAACCTCTCCCGTATCCGGGTTGTGACAAACAGCTCCCCCAATACCATGGGCCGTCTCGACCAATTTTTCATAAAATGTCATATCGCCGACTCCGTATCTTGATCAAGCATCGTTTTTGCCATTCCATCAATTTTCTGCTCTTGCATTCTTTTGTCCAAATCGATTTTGTTTTTTCTTTCTTCAATTGCTTTTTTATCCGGGTGCCAGGCATCAATTCCCTGCATTACATAGTCGTAATTCCGCTTCTTTGTTCTGGCAATTGAACTGCCGCAATTGTAATTTTTCTTTAAAAACCCATAGCAGTCACGAATATAAGTTTGGAAGTAAACGCTTGGGTATTCACAGAATTTACGCACTCTCGTCATAACTCTGGAACGGAGCACTTTGTTTTGTTCATCAGTGATCTCGTAATCCAGTTCGAGGTTTGTGACCTTGGTGCTGATTTCGTTTAGCATGGTATCATGCTCACTAACATCCTTTAATAACTGGGTGAGATTGGATTCCATTAAACCTAACCGCCGTTCAACGCTCTGCCCATGGAGCACGGTACTCTTTGCAATTTCCGCCAATTCAGTCAACTGTGTTCTTTGTACTTGTTGCATTTTTTATTCTCCTTCAATGTTATTTTTGATGGTGTACAACCACCCCTCAAGCGCATTCAATGCTGTCAGATAATCTTTCCGTTCATGACCATCAAGCAGGTCTGCGTAATCATTAATCCATGCCAAACCGCCAACATCGGTTAAAAAATTGTGGACTTTGCCGCAAAAGGTGATGGAACTTTTTTTCACCTTAGTCTCGATTGTTTTGCTGTCCGCTTCATATTGCTCAATTTTTCTGTTGAGTTCGTGAATTTTAACCAGTGCGTCACTTTCCCGCTTGGCCATCTGTTGGAACAGTTCCGGGGTAGTGTCTTCATCCATCCGCCGCTTTAGTTGTTGGTTTTTAAATTCAGCTATTTCCAGGTCTGTTTTGAGTCTTTCCAGTTCTGCTTTGGTTTCTCTATAATCCGCCGGGGCCACTTCGATTTCTTTGATTATTTCTTTGGTCACCTCGATTTCTTTTGGTTCCAGTAGTAGTTTTTGCTCAAGCTCTTGAATTTTCAGGTCAGCCTGCTTTTTAGCTTTGATCACTTCTTGCAGCTGCCTGGTGGTCATTTCGTCGATGGGGTTGGAGTTGATAAAGTCTTGTCGCTGGTCGGGCGGCAGGTCTAGCAAAGCGAAGATTTTTGTTTGCCCAATATTCGCAATCGCTTGCGAATTTGGAAACTCACTTGCGACTTTCATAAATTGGTTTGCTGTTCTTTGGCTAAACTCAACCTTTTCTTCCAACCATTTTCCCCATCCACCATGTGGCAATTGTGATTTAGCTTCAATCAATCTTTTGCCGATCTCGATGATCCCGGTAGCCGTCTGGTTTTTATAAAAATTGATCTCTGTTTCGATAACTTCAAGCGGTCTTTGTATCTCGTTCAAACGGTTCTCCTTTCTAACTCGCTTTATTGCAAGTACTCATTTCGATTACCTCGTTGTCAAAAAAAATTTCTTCAATCGGATATCCGAATATTAGTGAAATTTGATTCGCTTCTTCAAGCGAGAACTTTCTTTTTCCCCGCTCTTTTAGGCTATACGCATTTTTGCTTTTCAAACCAATCTTTGTAGCCATGTCACTTTGAGTATAACAATTCTTTTTTCTTAACTCTCTAAGTTTACTCACTTTATCACCTCCCCGTCTCTTAGTACTCATATTGATTACTCATATAATATACTCAAAATGATTACTTGTCAAGTGTTGAGTGAACTTTTCGAGAACTTTATTTACAAGTAACCATTTTGTATATAGAATAGACTTAATAATAAGTAAAAGGAGATTCTTAATGAAATTTGGGAATAGATTAAAAACACTGAGATTATCTAAAGATATGACCCAAGAAGAATTAGGGAGTCTTCTTGGGAAAACAAAAAACAGTATTTCGCAATACGAAACCGGAAAACGCGAACCTGATCTGGAAACGCTAATGATTATTTCCGAGTATTTTGATGTAACATTGGATTATCTATTGGGTAAAACCGAAAACCCTCATCACGGGGATTCTGATTATGAATTCGCGATTATGGTTGGGTCAAAAATTAGAACTTTAATGAACTTAAGGGGAATCAGCGAGAAAGATTTTGAAGATAAATTTATGCCGAATCAACCTACTGAATTTGGATATTTTGATTTTAGTCATGTTGAGTCTGGGGAATATGGTTTTGGCATAAGCATAATTAAAGATATTGCAAAATTTTTCAATTCATCGGTTGATTACCTTATTGGAATTACTGATGACCCTGCCCCAAAAGATAGTGCCAACCGAGACAAAACCGACCCCATCACCATCGCAGACTGGCCAGTCTTCATGGCATCCCTTCCAGAAGACCAGGCCATGCACTACCAGGGCGTAGATTATCCCGATGATCAAAAAATAGCCATCATGGAAGAAGCTGAAAAAGCAAAACAAAAGAAATTGAAAAAAATAAAACGGTTTGAAGATTTTACTGACGATATCATAGATGAAGCATATCGATTTGCTAAATACCAAGACGAACAAAGAAAGAAAATGAACGATGAAAATTAACAGGCTTTATTAAAGTCTGTTTTTCAAATTATCAACAACAATTAATTTAATTCTAACTTGGTGTTAAGCAAAATAGTTTATACTGATAAGGAGTAGTTGTTTGGATTATGAACATGTAAAAGAAATAGAGCGGCCAATAGGAAATGGATGTACAAAACCATTACTTGCACGCTTAAATAATGACATCCCGGTTGTTATTAAATTGTTCAACAACGTCGAGGGCAATAAAACACTAATAAACGAACTTGTTTGTTATAAAATTGCGAAGTTGCTTAAATTGCCAATCCCAAATGCAATGCCATGTTTTATTGATTCCAATACCATTGACGGATTTAATGAGATTAAACCTGAAAATTATGGAGTGGCCTTTGCTTCCATGTACCTAGAAAAATCAACACCATTAAATCCGTTTGTCATCAGGAAGCTCTCAAATCTTGATGACTTTTATAAATTGCTGGTCTTTGACCATCTTATTTACAACAAAGACAGAAACATCAATAATTTGATTCTCCGTTTTAAGAAAAATGATATGTCATTCTATCTGATTGATCATAGTCATGTATTTAAGAATGAAACAATATGGGATAAATATTGCTTTCAAACCGGAATAGCGACGTTTGACGTACGAGATACCGAGATTTTAAACTCAAATCGCGATGCCTACAACATGTTTTACAGTCATCTATCAGTGTCCAAAGAAAAACTGACTGAATGCGCAAAACTGTTTGATGAAACGCTATCCTATGATATACTATCCGAGGTACTAAAATGCATTCCACCCCAATGGGGGATGACGCTTGAGGATTCGATTGCATTATTGGATTATCTCGATTATCGATTAAACAATCTGGAAACAGTCTGCAATACTATTTACGAAAACCATTAAGGAGGTTCCAAAATGAACAAGATACAATTCACATCTTTAAAGTATTACAATTCAATCATATCTGAAGAATGTCTTTATGTTGGTATCCTTTTTAATGATCTAACAACAAAAAAAAGAACCTTCAAAACGATCCAGAACTTTAAAAGATTGGCGACTTTTGACGATGAGATCGATATAGATTTTGTTAAACTGTATCTCCAAGGCATTCAGTACGAAATAGAGAACACGTTGCTTAATTGCCGCAATGAATTTCAGATTGAAGATTACATAAGAAGATATGCAAACGAGTTTAGATTTTCAAAAATAACCACTGTCGAGACGGATGATATTGATTTCGTTGAGAACACGAGTAAGCTATACTTAAAATTTGATTATACAAAAAGGCACCGCCTAAACAAAGAAGAAGAGTTAAGGCAAATTAGAACCATTTTGAAATCAGCAAATATCAAGTATTCCAGCGAACCAATCAATGGTTATTACAACGAAACGATACGTTACGATTACGTCGTCAATGATTATTTAATTAAATTATTTTCATTTGAAGATAAAAAGAAAATAAGTAAAATGACGAGCTCTGCGCGCAACTGGTCTTTTATTGCAGATGAAGTAGGCGATAAATATAAAACACTATTCTTTTACGACACGCGATTGCCGGATGATCCGGACTATGATGTCATCATTCAAATTTTAGAAAAGCATGCTCATAGGGTGTTCCCGATTCAAGAAGGTCTGGAATTTTTAATTACCAACCACGAAAAAACAGCATAAACAAAAGACGATGTTAAGAACGCTAACATCGTCTTTTGTTTTTTACATATGTCAAACTTTTGATGAACTTTAATAAATCATGATGATTTCATCTAAAATTTGCACGTTCTATCGATTTACAAGGGCTAAGCAATCAGTATATACTTTAACTAAACTAATTAGGAGGAGTAACAGAAAATGGATGAAAATGTAAAAGTTCCTTGGTGGCAAAAAACGTGGGTAGTTGTTCTCGCTTGTATCTTCATTCCGCCGGCTGGGCTTGCGCTGTTGTGGATCGGGCAAAAGGGTGGCATGGTCATGAGGGTTGTCTTGACGGTTATACTGGGTTTCTACTCACTTGCGTGGTTTGGCGGAATCGTCGGCGGGAGCGCATCAAGCGATAACGAACCAGTCGCAAAGACGGAAGTTGTTGCCGAAGATAAAGTTGTAACAGAAACTGTCGTCGAAGAAAAGAAACCGGCCGTACAAGAAGCAGTGGCGCAACCGGCCGCGAAGACAGGGATTAATGCCGAAGCGTTTACTTCTGCCGTAAACAGCTTTGCAGCAACTTTTAACGACCAAGATGCTGGTGTGGCAATTTACCCTGAAAAAATCGACGTCTCAGATACAGGCATTACTGCAACTGTAGATTTTGCGCTTAGCGACCTTACTGCATGGTCGGTTTCAGATGATACGAGCAAAAAAGAGTTTATCAATACAATAGGTCAGACTATCAACACCATGGCAGTGGCAAATTGTTACGACACCAAAAGTACCGTTGGGGCATCAGTTATTTTGGTATCTCCAAGTGGGTTAGAATTAGGCGAGTACACCGTATGGGGAAACGTAAAACTTAACAATTAATAACAGATTTTTAACATTTGTTAACAATAACCATATTTTACCGTGGGAGGATTAACCCTCCCTATTTTCAATCAATAATCTTCGCAAAAATTTATCATCGATTAATCATACCTAAAGTCTTTTATCATGCTAGAATAGTACAAACGTTCTTGTATAGGAGGGCTGATGTATCATTTCGAATTAAAACAATCCAATGCAATTCATAAAAAATATAAGA